GACACATTGCCAAGAACGGAGACGAAAGCAAAGAGTTCGCGCGAACGGAATTGGTAGCCTTGAATCGTAAGCTCCAGGTAGTTCGATGGAATCATCGCTGAGCCGTCGAGCGCACCTGGAAGCACGGGGTCGAGCGGGCGTCGCCACTTGGTTTCATCGCTCAAGTCGATGTTCGCTCTCAGCACTGGTGTCCTGCTGAGAGCATACGGCGACTTTTTCGAGAATAGGCGCACCGAGACCTCGGTTTCGTCTCCTGGTCTCACCGGCACCCGAATCCCATCGATGTCGATGGTGTCCGGAGTGATTCGGAATCGCGGGTCCTGCATGCTTGCAGAATGCCAGCTTACAACCCAATCGATTCCAGCCGCATCGTCGGTCGGTTCGTTGCCGAAGAGATGCACGAGCTCCGGCCCTCGTTCGCCTTTTACCCCCACTCCGGCAGTGAATCCTGGAGAAAAGCCCCTTACCGCGCCTTCTCGCCAAGGGCCGGATGGGCTATTCCAGGGGTCAAAGTCAGTAAACCACGGGTCCTTGGTCTCGACCACCAGAGAATCGACTGCGGTGATGAGCTCTGGAACGAACCACGGGGGTGATAAGAGCTTTCGCTGGACATCGAAGCGAACGGTAAAAGTCTCCCCCTCGCCACCAAAGAAGCAGTAGATTGCCTGCTCCGTCGGTTCGTAGGCCACGAGTCGGAAGGGGCTTTCGTAAGACAAGGCAATCCGTCCGATTTCTTCAGCCACAAGTCCCGAAATTTGCGCGCTAGACTCATAGCCGGTCACGTAAATCTGGTTGTCGATGCCGATGTAGTAGTGGGAGTTTTCGACAGCAGCGAGGGCTGATTGCCTTACGGGCGGAACGATGTCGTTTGATAGCACCCGCGCCGTGAAAGCCTCGCTCTCAAGACCAGCTTGGGCAGTGAGAAGCACAGCGCCACGAGAGTAGTAGACAATGGCATCGTTCTGCGTGAGGTTCGCAATCGCAATGGCCTCCCCAAGGCCGTAGACATCGATGAAATTGAGTGGCGGCCACTGGGTGCCATCGAGGGCCTCGCTCCACCGGATGCGCTCGGGGGTTCTCTGCCCCGCCTCGTACGTGTTCACAAGTACAATGCGGCCACCGACGACCGCCATCCCGTAGGCCCTGAGTTCTCCGAAATCGGAAGTCGTCACCAAATTGTAGCCGACGTTCGGGACGAATTTCTTAAGAGGCGCAGAAAGCTCGTTCCCAAGAACGAAAAACCTTGGTCTCTCCGCCTCGAACCCTAGTTGGATAATTTGCCAGGGCAGAGTATCCGACGAGATTGCAACTGGGTCCGGATATGTTTGAACCACAGTGCTACCCGCAACCTCCAGAATCTCGGTCGCTGTGACAAGGTACTGCACGCCTTCGGTTGCGAGGGAACGGGAGTAAATTGCGAGGATGTTCCTCGGAACATCGAGGACAATGCCGTAGCCTGGCCTTACCCGCACAAGGCCACGGCGGGAGACGTACACGTTCCGTGAGCGCTCTTCTTCCGGCTGGTAGAAATCGTGCCGAAACGCTTGCCCCGCCTCAAGGTCCGTCGGGCGCGCGCCAGTCCACGAGGCAATTGGCTGGAAGCGAATCGCATTGCGTCCGCGAGCCATCGACTACCACCCCTTATCTTGCACTGCCTGTAAATACCTGAGCGCTGCATCGTTCGTGGCTGGCGCTTCCGCAGTAACTTGACTTTGGTGAGCGAGAATCCTCCGGTCTTGCCGAATCGCCTCCTCCAAGGCTTCTCGGTAGAGAGCCCCATACTTTTCCGCCAACGCTTGATAGGCCGCATTGCCACTTGCGGCGAAAAGTTGGAGAAAAGAGAGCTCCAAGGACCTGTGCTCGACAATTTCGTACGGCACAATGGGCTCATCTTCGTCGATTTCTAGAGGCTGGGGCTTGACGATGTACTCGACGACATAGCCTCTCGGCCCCTGCGGAGTCGGCCAAAGCTCGATTCTAAGCGACCCATCACGAGCCGGAGGAGCCGGAGCCCAATGAGTTGCAAGAGAACCGCCTGCGGTTCTCAAGGGGTCCACGCGATTCAAAACATCGCGCGTGACCTTGGTGAGCCTCTGAAGTTCGTACACTTCGAGGACTTCTCGCGCTTGCGGGATACGGTAGAACAGCGGGACGAGAAAGTAGCTAACCCCTATTTGGGTAGGCCCAGGCCAAGGATGCGCAAGTTCGAGCTGGGTGGGGGAGACAACCGACAGCACCTCTATCGGTGCAACGTTGACTCCACCAATCCAAATGAAACTGCCAGCATCGGAATCCTGGAAATCTGTACCAATCCCCTGTACCGCCGTGTGCGACAGGTGAACGTTGACAGTACCGGAATTCTTGGCCGCAAATGTCTGAATGACCTGCGTGGCCCTGAGTTGCGACCACGGATGGGCCTCTAGAATCTGCTGGTAGGCGCGATTGATGTTGATTGCGAGAATTTCATCGCTCAACCTACCCGCCGTCAGGATTTTGACATCCTGAAGAATTGCCCGATAATTTGCCACATCGAATCACCGAGACCGTTTGCGGCTTCTCTTTCGCTTCCCGTACCGACCGCCACAAGGCATTTTACTTGACCTCAAACATGGGCCCGTTCAAGTAGTAATCGCGCGCCGTCTCCACTGTGGGGGTTGGGGTTGGAGTGCGGGTCCGCGTGCGGGTCCTCGTGGGGGTATTGGTCGGCTCTGGCTCCGGAGGAGGCGACGGCGTTTGTGTTTCGGCTGGCGTTGGCGTCGCTGTCCCGCTGGGCGTCTCGGTTGGGCAGTTAGGAGTAGGACAAGGAGTGACAGTCTCCGGAGCACAGAGCCGATAAAGTGCGTCGCACAGGGTCTGACGTGGTATGTTGTGACCGCCGCTACAACCCGCCACAACCACGGTTACGAGAGGGAGACTCGCAATGAAGGACCACTTGAGACCCCGTGGACGCATCTCTTAATCTCCAATCAAGTAGGCTGCGGAAATGATTCCAGCAGCGCTAGGAACACTCTTGAAATCTCCAGGGGGGTAGCTGTCAATGCTTCCCAGCTGGATGCAAACGCCACGACGGAACACAATCCCTGGCGCGGGCCAAATGTATACCGCCCCAATGGGGAAACCATCGACAACCATCGATACCGCAGGAAGCATGATTCCATCGTCCTGCGGGTTCGGATTGTTTGCGACCTGATACCCGTCCGGAACAGGAGTATCACGGTCGAACAGGAATAAAAACGCAGGCTGGGGAGTAATCGGTTGAAACGCCAGAGTGGTGAGAATAATGCCCTGACCGACATTCTGCGCTGGCGGAGGGATGATAAGAACGGGAGCCAGCGATACTTTTCGAAATTGACTCGGTGCGTACCAATCGCCTTGAGTGGCCATAGGTTCTCCATTTTACTTTCTCTGGCCCCGCCGGACGGACATACGACGGGGCCAGAGAGCGACGACGAGATGGCGGCGAAATTCGTCAATTAACGCCGCGATTTCCGACGATGGCCTCTACGCTTCCTGCGCATCGCTGCCTCCTTTCTCCCGCTTAAGCGGGCTTAGTACCCAATGGCGAGAAACCTCCCCGTGAAATTGGAAAGGTCCTGTCCATTGGTCGCTGTGGGAACGTACAAGCGCACCTGGCTAGTCGGAGCGCGGTCGATTGGCACCGGAAGCAGCGATAGCGACGGTGCATTGGCATCGACCGCTGGACTGAGCACAATCATCTCGATTGTACCGAGGCCTAGAGCACTTGCATCCAGCGTCTCGAACGAAGGTCCGTAAGAATTGCTGAGACGATAGTTGCCGTAGACCGTTACTTTTCCGTCGCTCGGAAACGTAGCTCGGTCAAAAGGCTGGACTTCGACACTGACGGCACCCATCGGTCACCTCAGAAGACAAGAACCATGACGTAGTCCAAAGCAGGAGCATTGGCGCACACAACGTCGAACACGACTTCTTGCGCTGGTGTCACGGTTACACCGCTAGCAACCGCAACTTGAGGCACTGTCGCTGCCGCTTGGGTTGCCACCACGGCGAGAATCATCACTCCGCGCTTCGGAAGCGTGGGGTCGATGTTTTTGTCAGGAATGACGATTGTTTGCCGACCGTTTCCGAGGCCCGACAAACGATACGCATCTCCCGTGAACGGGAACGAGAGCGGCTGCGGAAGAGGTTTTACATCAAGAGCCATGACCGCCTCCCATTACTCGGCAATGTTGATGATTTTGGCTTGGTATCGTGGTCCAGAGACGACCAGATTGCCGTAGCAAATCACTTGGTCGATGTAGGAATCCTGGACCGGATTGGGATACCCGTTGTCGAATCCATCGCGCTTGGACCGGCGAATGAAATCGTTCCCTTCACCGAGCCAAAGTTCGATGAAATTGGTGTTCAGGAGGTACATCTCGCCAGGCAGCACATGGTGGTCCACCACCACTTCCGCACCGTTGAAACGAACCGTCTCGAACCCGACCTCACGAAGCGGACCAGGCTGGTTACGTTCCGAAGGCTGCGAACGCGCCCAAATTTGGTCCCAGATTTTCTGCGTAGTCACAATCAGGTCAGGCCGCGTTCGGTTGAAGGTGACCGAACCGTACGCTCGCTGCATGAGCGAGAACGAAATTGGCGCGCCACCAGCATCGAAGACCTGGGAACGAATGGCGTACCCAGGAGTCCCGAAGTTCGGCGAACGCGGAATCCCACCGTACGTGCCAGTGTCGAGAATTCCGTTGTAAAGACCATCCCAGTCAGTCGGCTGGAAGGCACGCGGAACGACCTGGCCCGTCGTCGTGTCCTGCTGGGTTCCGAAAATCATGAAGCCGATTTCGTCGGCAAGAGAATTGAACGCATTGATGGTGGCCGTCTCGACGTAGTCGAAAATCTGCGCCACATCGGATTGGTTGCGGAACACGTCGAGACCGTAAACGTTCAACTCTGACGCTGCCTGCTTCCATTCGAATTGCAGGTCGGTCTGGAATTCCCGCTTCGCAGTCCCGAACGTGGTGCCAGGACCGTAGGAGTATGCGGGCATCTTGTTGTACCAGATGGCAGAGCGAATGAGCATTCCACCACGGTATCGAATCGCTCGGGAATTCCCGCCCTGGTAGTTCTGGTACAGGCGCTGGAAGAGAGCGTTGGAGATAAAAATACCATCGACAATCTCATCCAGCTTGGCGTCGATGGTCATCGACACCAATGTGTTAATCGGATACTGGTATTGCGGTAGTGGCATAGGGGATTACCTCCGGTTTATGCGGACTTTTTGAGTGCTCGAAGAATCTCCAGGCGGCGGCGCATTTGTTCTTGCAGCGGGTTTTCCGTCTTGTTCTTGGGGCGCATCCAACGTGGGATGCCGGTCTGATGCAGGAGTGACTGCGCTTCTTGGTTTTCTTGCTCCTGCATGCGCTTAGCAAGCTCGGCCTGCACGGCCTTGTTGATTTCCTCTTGCATTTTCTTGGGTCGCACTTTGGCTTCCAAGGCAGCCTGCAAGAGGTCATCAGGGCTCATGGAGGCGAGTTTGGTCGCCTCCACGATGATTTCATCGAAAGGCACCCCAGCCTCCTGCGCTAGCTTGATAGAGCGCATGGCGAGCTGAAGTTGAGCCGCCTGATTCTTTTGAAAAGATTGTAACTGCTGCTCGATTTGACGAAGCTCTTGCTTAAGCGCTTCCCGAGAGGCCATCACAAGAGCTTGCGCTTGCTCCCTGGGGCCGAGCTCATCCCAGCGCTCGAACACCTGCTGCAATTGACTTTGCTCAGGGCTCTGCTCTTCTACAGGACGAAGACGGCCAGACTGAATGTACTCAGCAGCTTGACGGGCCCAATTGACGGTCTCCCGAAGTTGCTGCTCGGTCATTCCGAACGAGCGAAGAAGATGCTCGTTCAAGTCCGGCTCGGGCGGGGCGAGCCGCTCGGGAGTAGACTCTTGAGCTCTCGGCGAAGATTCCCGAGGCGCTTGCGAGGTGCTTTCGGCTTGGGCTTCAGGGGCGCGTGGAACCTGGCCGTCTGAGGCCGAGTCCTGCACTGCGCCTTCTGGCGAAATCTTGCCGCTAGTCAAAAAATCCGGCATTGTGTGTCCCCTTTAACGTCCTCGACGGCGGGAGCGCTTTTTGCGTCGCTTTTTCCCACGCTTGGACCCGTAACCCGTCTCGATCGACTGGTCGAAACTTTTGATTGCCATCTTCTCCTCCAGTTATGGCAGCGGCGGACCGCCTTCCGGTCCACCGGCAATTGGTGACTGCATTCCTGGCGCTTGCCCTTGGAGGGCACGAAGTGCCTGCATGAGCGCCATCCGTCGCGCAATCGCCTCCACAGCTTGAGGCGGAGGCGCAAGTCCACCACTTTGAGCCTGGTCCGCTTGGAGGCCAGGACCAGGAGTCATGCTGCCGATTCCTGGCGGCCTTGGCGCACCCTGCTGAGTAGCGCCCTTTCCTTGCCCCTTACCCCCTTGGAGTTCCCGCATTGCTCGGGCAAATTCTCGAAATCCCAATCCCGCCAGAAACAACAGGAATTGCAGGTTCGGTGGCATCTGGCCCCCATCCCTACCCGTGAGTTGGCTGAGCATGGACGCTAATGCTTGGGGATTGGGTGGCATTGCGCCGCTTGTAGGAGGAACAGGCATTGACCGCGCTAAAGCTATCCCAGCACCCTCTGGGCCAGAAGGTGCCGAGGTCGGTGAAGGTAAGGATGTGGGTGATAGGATGGGGGTCAGAGCCACGATTCGCCCTATTGCATGAAGTCAAGAGTGTTGTCAAGACCTCTTCGACCTACTTGGTTTAACTGCTTGCGGCTGTAGGCCTAGGGCATTTTTAATTTCGAGCTCTTCACGGACTTCTTGCAGTAGTTCGTTAGGGTTCTCGTACCCGAGCTCGGAAAGGGCCACACGGGTCGGAATGAGGTTGGCCTGCGAGAGTTGAATTGCAAGTTGGGCGCGCTGCATGCGCACGAGGGAGACACTTGACAGGGGCTTGACGTGAAAGCGGAAATCGCGCCACGCGCCCTTGATAATTTTCAAGATTTCGTCAGCTGTAATTTTGGTCTCCTCTTCGGGTTTGGTCACCACTTGCGTTTGCGCCCCTCCGAGCGCTGCCTGCGTAAGTTCCATTGGGCTTGCATAGCCTTGGGGCTTGGGGCTCAAGCGGCGCTTGAGTTCATCGGTCGCAAGTTCGACAAGTTCGGCAATCAGTTCCTGGCGCTGGAAGCGGAATTTTTTGATATTTCCACTCGAAGTCGTGTAGGTCATGATTCGGTCGTCGGTGTAAAACTGGAAGATGCGAGAGATGAGCTTGTGACCGAGGCGCTCGATGAAACTCTCAAGGCGTCTTGCCTGCGCACGGATGAGCACTTGGGTTGCGTGCTGAAGACCTTCGAGCATCGGAGCCGAACGAATTTCCGCCCTACCTCGGCTTCCAGTCACCTGAGCTGAGTCCGCCACTCCGGAGAGCTGGTCCATGAGGGAGTGGAGAAACGTGAGAAGGTTGATTCCGAAGGGAACCTGGAGCTCTCCAGGGCGCTTGTCCACGGTACGGCCCACGGCGCGTTCGAGAACGTAGAAACCAGCGTTCCGCAAAAAATCGATGGCCTCTGGGCCGAGCGCATTGGTGTCCGTGACCCAAGTGTTGATGGCATCTTGGAGGCTTTTGGTGACGAGAGCATCCCCGATGCGATTGTATGCGCTTTGGAGATGCTTGACCGCGCTGATTTCTTCGAGCCCCCACGGGGAATCGATGTCCGGAGACAGGTCGAGCCATTCGATGGGTGGTTCGCCATCGTAGTAAGGGCTTGCCTGTCCTGGAACGCCATCTTTGTCATAATTGAGAATCAAATCCTGGTCCCGCGCTTTGACGATGACTCTCCCGTTCGGGTAAAGCGGCGAGCCGTTTTCGTCAGTTGCGGGGTCTTTAAGCCAATACGTCCTGAGCACCACGCGGGGTACTGCCTGGGTCCCTTGGCCACCCTTGTCCCCGTAAGTTAGCCGACTAAGCACGCGCTTGAGTCCCTGGCCCTTGAGGGCTTCGGTTTCGATGTCATCGCGGCTGAACGTGCTCGGCTCGATTTCACTTGCGCGCTTGGGGAAATTGGTTTTGGCGACGTAGAGTGGAACTACGGTATCCACCCAGATGTACTGGGCGTACTTCAGGTCCCGCGCGTGTTTGATGTGCGGGTCCACGCCCACCACGCGAGGGTCGAGTGCGCGGATTTCGATGTTCCCGAGTCCGTAGTGCTCCTGGGGGTTCCAGGCGATTTGGCAGAAGCTCGACTGCATGATTTTGGCGATGGTCACGAGGTCCTCGAAGACCATCTGGAGCTGGCACTCTTCCCAAATCGCGTGGATGACTTTGGTGAGAATATCGGCGGTTTTGCCAAGGCCTTCCTTGCGGGCGGTGACCATGATTTCAGGTTTCATCTCGGTAAGCATCGCCGCCCCGCGCCGAATGTTCATGTTGACGAGGTTCACCCGAAAAATGTCGCTCTGGCTTCCGATTTGCCCCTGACGGAAGAACTTAAGGGCCTTCTCCCATCGGCTTTTCAAGTCCCGACGGGAAATGTTGGTCTCCTGGTCGATGCGTTCGAGCGCATCGAGAACTTCTTCTTCAGTTTCTCCCCAGATGCTCTTGATTGGCATGATTATTCATCCCAAAGAGGAATTTCGTCCTCTTTGTCTTCCTCTTCGGTGTCGCCAGGGCCAATGACCGATGGTTCATCTTTGAAATCGCGGACGGGACAGAACTGGTCTCGCGTGTGAAACTTTTGGCCGAGGAAGCGGACTTCGAGTTCTTCTCCGCACATTTGGCATACCGCACGGTCCCCGACCGCAGGGCCATCTTCGAGGTACTCCGGTCGTGGGGGAATCATGTACTGGCCGGTGTCGAGCATATAGGTGAGCATGGCGATGACCCACTCGAAGTCTGACAGTCGATTTTCCTCTTTCGCAAACTGAATCCAGGATTTCCAATTGGGGTCGCGCTTGGAAATCCAATCGACGATTTGGCGAGCAGCACTGTCGAGCTTCTTCATAATCCCTCCCTACTGAACCAAGACATGATTTTGGCTTCCGTTGGGCTCATTTTTTTGGCGGGCCCTAAGTCTTTCAGGTACTGCCACGTGGCTTTCTCTTCTTCTGGACGGTGGTCTTTGATGTCGCTCCCATCGTGCAGTTTTCCCCACGATTCGTCAACAATCCCCTGCACGGCGAGCATGAGGGCCATGACGGCATCATCGTGGCCGAGAGCCGGTCCGTAGCCGTCTTCGCCAACGCGGCAGTACTGGTACATTTCGTCCCAAAGAACGCGGGAATGAATTTTGAGCCTTCGGTGGAGAAAGGCGTGGCGAGTGTTCCCGACGAGAAGTTTCTTGGTCTCCCAGGTCGTCTTGAACCCCGCATAGCTGGATAGTGTGGGGGCCGCCCGCTCACGGTGGCGCCAAATGTAAATGTAAGGGTAGCAGAGTAGGCCGAGTTTGTTTCCAGTGATGTAGCCGACCCCGTTCATCTCGACGATGATTTGAGCGGTGTTGTAATACTTTCCGAGCCAGAAGCAGAGTTCGGCAAAGTCGATGGGGTCGATTTTCAAGTGGGCCTCCGCCACCTGTTCCATCGTGTCGCGGCGAAGGACTTCGGCCACGCTCCAGTCTCCGTCTTCGAGGCCGGCGGCTACGTCCACCCCGATGTCGTAAATGACTCCGCGTTCGGGTTCTTTCCAGATGGCGATGTAGTTTTGGTCAGAGAAGGGTCGTCCACCTTTTCTCACGGTAAGTACCCGTGGGCCTGGCTGAATGTCCACGTAGCGGATGGGGTCGTAGACCTGCTCGCGCATTTCGGCGAGGATGTTCCGTTCGAAGACGTTGAGTTCGCGGTTGACCCACGCTTCTTCGAAGGTGGGCGGATATTCCTGGTCGAATAAGTCGCCCAATTCCAGGCGACGCTCACGGTACCACTTGATTTGCTCCGGAGTGAGTTCGTGAGGGGGAACATCGTCTTCTGGCTGACCCTGGGCGGCAAGTTTCATAAGTCGGCGTTCGTCTGGGGTCGGCTTGATGACCTCCCCAGGCTTGAGTGGAATGCGGTTTCGGTCGGTAAGCCACCAGGGGGAGAAGCACCAGGCCCAGTTGGATTTTTTGCTCCGTGCGGCCTCGCACATTTCGCGGAAGTGGTCCCCACCGACGAACGCGGTGGATTCCATGATGACGATGGTATCCGGAACTGGGTGAATCGTGGGGAGGAGGGAGGAGAAGAGGAGGTCGACCGAGCGCGAGTCGAATTTGGCGAGCTCCGAGATGTGGAGCGCCTGGCGAGTGGAACCAGTTCCGGCAGTGAGTTTTCCCGCGTGTTCGAAGTCCATGCGGGAGCGGAGCCCTGGATTGAGAATCGACTTCTTCCGGTCCGGATTGGCAAAGAAGAGCTCCCGCTTGGAGGAGTACCGAATCATCGGGCGGATAAGCGGGTGCATTTCTTCCCAAAAGAGGTGGGTAATCTCGAAAATCTTCTCGGTGCTCGTCTGGTCGTGAGCAATGAGAAGGGTGTTGTAGTTGGGGGACAGGCTTGCCTTGTGGAAGAGAATTGCCTCCGAGAGAGTGGACCAACCGGACTGGCGTCCCTTGAGGGTCACCGCCCTGATGTAGCCTTTTTCCTTCCGCTGCGCCTCCATGATGTCATAGAGGCGCTTCTGACCCGAATCGAGCTTGAAGGGGAGAAGCTCTCCAGGGACGATGCCGCGAATTTTGAGCTGTTCCTTACAAAATCTTAAGAAATCGCGGCGATAGAGTTCGATAAGAGCCTGCCGCTTGAGCTCAGCTCGACTCAAACTCATCTTCGTCCTCCTCGACTGCTGGATTCGGGGGGTAGAACTTGGGCTTGGAATCGTCGATGACAACCCCTGCGCTCACACTTGGGGGAAGGAGCTTAAGCGCATTGAGGAGAGCATTCGCAGAAATGAGAATGAAGACCACCATCACGGAGGCGATGGCGAGGAGGAGCATCGAGAGGACGGCCAGAATTTCAACTGTCATTTCAGTCACTGTCGCATTTCGTATTGGTCGGGCCGCAATGGGTGTTCGACCGAGAACGCATGAACGCCGCTTTTTTCGTAAACGTGGGCCACGAGAAACATCTTTCCGTTGGGGTCCTGTCGGAGAACAAGTTTGACGATTACTTCGCGCGGGGCACTGCCCCCCTTTTCGATTTCCTTGGCGAGCACGTACGCGATGAGCTCGCGTGAAACTAGCTCTTTAAGCTCCTCAAGGGCTTCGTCTGTAACGTCTGCCTGGCTCAAACTGATTTCCATGATTGTCCCCACGTTCACGTACTTAATGTCCATGCTTGTGTTTTTTCTCTTCGATTCTTGTTGCTTCCTCTTCGGAGTAAATGACTTCTTCGGAGTAACTGACTTCGTTCTCTGGGATTTCGTAGGTGTGGCTCCAGACCAAGTTTTTGTTCTCATCGAAGACTTGGACGCAGATGAAGTAGCGCTTACCACTCTTCTCTTTGGCGAGGAAGACATCGACGTGGTAATCGTCGGGAATAACGGAGAGTTTGGTGTCCCTCGCGAATTGGCTTTTGCTTACGAAAAGCCAATCCAGCTTGCGGTGACGCGGCACGATGAAGCGATTCGTAATGAACGTTAGCTCTTGAATGTCAACCATTTCCTCCTCCTATTGTTTGATGAGTTCTTCGAGCTCTTCGTCGGGAAGGGCGGAGAGCTCTTGATTGAAACCAATGGGCGGCAGGTCGTCTTGGCCAGTTTTCTGGGCTTTCAAGCGAATGTCGAGGTAGAGCTTCGAACTTGTTTCGTAGAGCTTGAGAAGGATGAGCGTTGCGGCCTGGACATTGCCAGATTTGAGAAAGCCATCGACGGCATGTTCCAAGGCATCACGGTAAAGTTCGAAGTGGGCAACGTCGTACTCTCCCTTGGCGCGCTCTTTGAGTTCTTCAAGAAGCGGCACTGCCGTGGCGGGGACAGTTTCGGTGAGCTCAATTAGGGTTGTCTGCGACTGCTTTTTTCGTCGGGCCGACATCGAGAATCCTCGCTTCCGAAGCGTGCTTTGCAAGACTGAATCCTACGCGAGTGAGCGTTCGAGCACAATCCGGCCTACGTTTTCTCTTCACACAATCCCCGCACAGGAAGATGCTCAGACGTATCGATTGGTCCTCGTATGCGATTTTAGCATTGCGGTAAAATTGGACTTTTCTCTTACCACAAGCATCGCATAAAATGTTTGCACTGGCAAGAAGGGTGATGCGAAAAAGTGCATCTTTTGGGAGGGGGAGGTATTTGAGTAAGGCTTTTGTCAGAATGTCGGCGATGGGGAGTTTAGAATCCGAAAGATAGGGGCGGGA